TAATATCCACCGGTCCGAAGGGCTCATCGAGTCCAACGGAAAAACTTGGGTACATCCACCGCATATGCGGGAAGACGGACTCAAGCCGGGTAGTCCAATGCATCGAATCGTATTTACGATTATAAGATAGCCTTTCGGCGACCTTACCGGGACCATGTCTCGGGATGAGCTCATCATTTTCGACGAGCCCCTCCATGTAATGGAGGGCATCGGAATACAACACCTGACTCGCCAAGGAGAATTCTCTCCGAAGCTCGCCTGTAAAGGCTTTGTCAGTTGTCCGGATATTAATGTCACACTCGACGTACGCGCGCACGGCTTTCGCCACGCGCTCGTCACTGCACGCAACCTCCATCTTCGAAAACATCGAAGTGAACTGGTGAATTCCAGCTATGGCTGCTACGCTAGGTGTGTCAAGTAACACTCCAGAACTCTTGTCGAACACTAGCTCGAGCAAACCTCCGAGGAATCGGGGGAGCGCTCCTGACCTGCTGAAACCAGCGAAGTCAGATGGAGCGGTACAACCGCGGTCGAGACTTTTTTGGAAGTCTTTTCCGAAGTTGGCCAGGGTTATTGTTAAGAACGATAACCCCTCTAGTTCGACGCGACGCGCGACTGTTTTTAAGTCACGCGTGGTGCTAGCAGAGCTCAGGTCCTCAAGATCTTCGAGGACCGTCCCTACAAGAGACATAAGGCTTTTCAAGTCGCCCTCCTAAGGGTCGGCTTCCATAGCTACTTATGCCGCGCACGCCTCTTAACCGCCTGGTTCACGAACACGATCGTAACGATCGCGCCCGCGAATATGGCAGACACGAGAAGTGAAAAGATAACCAGAGAGAGCAGAATGCTCTCAATGGTGATCAGCTCTCACCACCAAGAAGCTTGGTGATGTTCGCGCCAGACGTGTCGGTGCACCACTTAGTGAATGCATCGACGATCGTCTTCTGCTCCGCCACGGTATAACCCGTGATCGGAACATCGATCGTAATGCTGACTCCCATCGAGTAGAGAATACTCTGTGCGGAAATCAGCGGATCGGCAGCGATCTTCTTGTGGGTCAGCTTCGCCCAGCGTCGGGTTCGACGGCCACCATACTGGTGGTTGACATCGAGCAAGACATTGCCGTCCTCCTTTCGGAAGGACCCGGAGTTAACTCCGGTACTAACACGCGGAAGCGTGTTAGCGACAGTGGCGATAGTAACTGACTGAGGCTCAGCGAGCATTTTGTAGCATCTCCAATTAGGGTTGAACAAACTCCGATTGGGAGCCTGTTTGTTTCACGGCCTGGGGTCCTTTTGGGACCCTTACCGCAGTGTTCTCGGCGCCTTGGTTAAAGCCAAGGCACTAAGGATGGCCCATTGCCTGTCCGAAAAATCCGAACCTGCATTCAGGCCAAATCCGAATGGTGTGCTTTGTACACGTCGCTTGGTTTCCAGTACACTCTGAAAATAGAGAGTACTGTATTCAAGTGCACCGCCCAAATTTGGACGGTGCTCGACGTCTACGTTGGTAAGAACTGCCGTACGGTCTTTGACCATAAGGTAGCCATACCTCAGCACAAGATCATCGTTGTTAAAGAGGGATGCGGTCTCAATATGAGACTGTATGTCATAAAACCAATCGATGAGCCATGACCATGGTGCCAGCTCCCACAAAACTGCGGGAGTAAGGCGCGTACCGAGAAGCTGGTTAGCCAGCGACTCATAATGGCGGATCTTTGAAATAAGATCTTCGCCGCTAGGTACGTAGTACGTGAACTTTCCCTTGAACCAGCGTTGCTGGGTCGCGGTTACAGTCACGGACCGTGTTGACGGCCTAGGAGAGAACCCACCTACAGATCCACTGACAGAAACGTTATCGGCATTAGTGCCTTTAAAGCTCAAGTCAGTGTCATAGTAGAGGTCCGAACCGGTGAATTGCCGGTTATACTCCAAGGTCGGAAGATAAAAAGCTCTCCGGACATTCTTTCCGGAATCCTTCTCGAACTGTTCGATGATCTTAGAGGCGTTTTGCAACGCCTTGCAGATCTTCGTCAGGTCTGCCACGAGTGGCAGCCATCCAAACTGGACGTTCAAATACTCAGACCCTAGGGCCCGGGCAGAACTAACCTTTTCCTTGTAAAGGGAAAGGCCCAGCATAGATGGAATACCCTCACGGATAACCTCCGCAAGAGTAGTAGAGAAGGACGCTTGTGGTCGCGTGGGAGCACAGGCAGCAATAGCTGCCTTCCCACTAGCTACGTCGTTACTTTTGATAAAGTCGGTGTGAACCGGCCGCTCATGACTCCAGCGCCCCCCTGCGGGGGAGCCGTAGTATACACCCATATATGGGTTCGACAGGTATAAACCTGACGGAGCGTCATAGTGACGAAAACCCCGGTTCCCAAAGACCCCCCAACGGGTG